CGTGGGTTGCTCCGAATCTCCGGCCCTTAGGGACTACAGTGTAATGCTCCTTGGCCTCCCCGAAAATTTCTTTCTGGGGATCGGTGTGATCCGAAATCTTCAGTGTTTTGCCGTTAATCGTTGCTGCCTTCATCTGCGTCCTTGTCACCAGCGTCCATAGGAACCCTCTCTATCTTGAGAGAAAGCGAACCTGAGACATCGTGAGACTGTTCTGATCTCTCTACGTACCCACGGTGCTTGGCCTTACACTTTAAGAAGAAGCAGATAGCCCCAAGGTTCTCGCCCTTTTTGATCATCTGCATCAACTTGGATTCGGCAAGGTCTATCAAGGACTCCTCTACCTCTTCCCTTAGGGTTTTGAACTCCTCGCTCCCCCGCGTCCACCGGGAGATAGTCATTACCGATATGGATGTGGCCCGGCATGTCTCAGTCACGTTGCATGCGTTCCTGGCGTATGCCTCTAGCCACCCTTTCATTTTCTTCGTGAGACGCTTGTAGTGCGGTGTTTCAACCATGTGTACCCCCTGCCCTGTCCCGTATTACTCCCTCCCTGTAAGGAAGCGTTCATAGGTAATATAGCCTGTAGTGTGAAAACTTTACCGATAGTCGGCTATATTACTCTAGACGCGGTTGCCATTGATCTGTGGTGAACTACATGTGCAAAGGATTTTAGCATGCCGGATTTCAAGCAGACTCTAGAGGTTGAGGCCTTCCGTAGCGGCACGTGGACAGACTCCGCAGGGAATACCAAGGCATGGAGCGATACGGACTTGGACACCATCGCAAGCAGATACAACGAGTCTATTGGCAAAGGTGAGAGGGAGGCCCCGGTGGTCGTGGGTCACCCTAAGGATAACAGCCCCGCCTACGGTTGGGTTGAGTCTGCCAGGCGCGCAGGCGACCGCCTTATGCTAAAGCTCAAGGATGTACAGGACGGTTTCGTTACGGCCTTGAAAGAGGGACTGTACAAGAAACGTTCTATCAGCCTCTTCCCCGATATGAATATCAGGCACCTTGGGTTCCTTGGCGGCGCCCAGCCGGCAGTCCCGGGTCTTGCCGACGTGCAGTTTGAGGCGGCGGATAACTCTGTCAGCTTTGAGTTTGCCCTAGAGAACTCCGATGAGGATATCGAGTTCATCAAGAAAGAAAACACATTCTTCAAGAGTCTGTTCCTGCGGTTTGGCATGGATATCGCCAAGGCGCAGGATCATACAGAACCATCAACAAGCACGGAAACTACGGAGGACGATATGTCTGAGGAACTGAAGGCGCAGGTCGCTGAGCTCACTGCAAAGATCGCAGAGTTTGAGAAGACCGCCGGTGAGAAAGATACTGAGATCACAAACCTGAAGGCAGAGATCCAGGCCAGCACCGATACGGCCCGCAAGGTTGAGCACAAGGCTTTCTGCGATGCGCTCGTTGGTGAGGGTAAGCTCCTCCCGGCGAACATGGAAATGACCCTTGAGAACATGGAACTTCGTTTCCAGGCAGACCTCGCAAAGGGCGAGGGCGCAGAGTCGCTGAAGAGCTACAAGGAGTCATTGTCCGGTACCGAGACTGTCGTGGAGATGTCTGAGGTCGCCACGAAGACTGCCGCTACTACGGCGGTTGCTTCAGGTTCTGACAAGTTCACGGACATGTGCCAGGCGCGTGCTAATGAGAAGAAGATCTCGTTTGCAGCCGCGATGGTTGAGATACAGGTCGAGCAGCCTGCATTGGCACGTGAGTACGCTGCTAGCTAACGGATAGGTCTAACCGATCCGTTTTCTATCAACAATTTATGGCATACACAGAGGAGTAAAACATGGCTTGGGAACTTAGGGGTTTGGACACCTCTTTCAGGGCAGCGGAGGCTATCGCGCAATACCGTTTCGTGATCCTTTCTTCGACCGCGAACACGGTGCGTCTACCGGACTCTGCCGCTGAGTATTCTATCGGGATCACACAGAACGCCGCGACTGCCGCCGGAGACATTGTCGACGTACGCACGTCCGGGTTCAGCAAAATTTGCGTGAACGATGCGTTGGCGATCAACGCAATGGTAATGCCGGAGTATGTGTCCGCCGCCGATGCTGGCAAAGCAGACGATGCAACCGGCACGCTTCAGTACGCAAAGGGACAGATCGTTCAGTCGGCTACCGCCGAGGACGACCTTGCCACGTGCCTGATCCTTTCTTCGAACCCTGCATAACGAGGAGAGTCTAATGGCTTGGGAACTACGCGGAACAGACGTCTCGTTTGAGGCCGGTGAGGATCTCTCGAGTTCACAATATCACTTCATGGAGCTTAACAGCGACGGTGAAGCGATCAATGCTGGAGCCACCGGTGCATACGCTATTGGTGTCCTTCAGAATACCCCCGTTGAGGGGGCGGCGGCTGATGTGCGTGTAGACGGCATCACAAAGCTCGCCATGGGAAGTACCGGGATCTACGGAGTCACCGGAGTAGCTATCGGTACATTCTTGTCGCCCGACTCTACAGGTAGAGCGGTCGGCGAAACGGGTGCCGGGTATCTCCCGGCGTACACAAAGGCTCGCATGCTGAATGGAACGCTGGAATATGATCAGTACGGCACTGCCGAGATCATCAGCGCGAACCCGGCATAACGGTCAACAACAAGGAGTAATGTCATGCCACAACCTACCAACTCTTCCATCCTGGTGCGCGGCGCGCTCCAGAACGTATCGATCGGCTACAAGAACGATACGTACATTGCCGACATGGTCTTCCCGATCATCGACGGACTTGGCCGTACCTCGAAGGTAGCCAAGTACAACAAGGGCGCCTGGTATCGCAACGAGGCCGACTATCGTGCCCCGGGTTCCGCTGCACGTAGGGGCGGATACACGGTCACGACTGAGAACCTCGATCCGAAGCAGATCGCGTTTGCTAAGGAAGTCTCGGATGAGAACGCTGCTGACGCGGCCGTTCTTGGCAACCTCCCTCTGCGCCCGCAGACTGAGGCTATCGAGTACTGCGCAGACAAGATCGACCTGTTCAAGGAAAAACTTATCGCCGACACTATCTTCGCCGACACGTGGGCCGACGGCAACGTTGGTGGTGAGGACGCTGCAGGTCTGTGGGCCGCCACTGACACGACCAACACCCTTGTCACGGATATCGTGACCGGGAAGCAGGCTATCCGTTCTGCGACGGGCAAGATCGCCAACACGCTTGTGATTGACTACGACACGATGATTGCGCAGACGCTCAACACCGTGTTGTCCGACAAGATCAAGTACACCCAGACTTCAGTCATGACCCCTGCCCTCCTTGCTGCCCTTCTGGAGCTGGACCAGGTGATTGTCGGAAGTGCCGTGTACAGCTCGGCGGACGAGGCGGCTGACGGTAGCGATTTCACAGCCGTGAACATTTGGGAGAAGAACGCCGGTAAGGGTTCCGCCTTCCTGTACTACCGTCCCGTGAGTGCAGGACTGTTCCAGGCATCGCCTGGTTATCAGTACCGCTGCACGTCTCAGGGTCAGCCCCGCAGGACTTCAACGTGGCGTGAAGAGGCTATCCACTCCAACGTGTATGAGGTGCAGGAGGATGTCGACATCGCGGTTGTTGACGCTTCTTGCGGTTACCTGTGGAAGGACACCCGCGCTACCTAAGGGTATGCGTGGACAAGTATGGCTGGATGGGCGGCGGCTAAGTCGCCGCCCATTCTTTATTGAGACACAAAAAACGAGAGAGTGAAATGGCATACAGCGACCTTGAGGATCTGAAGACGTACATGCCTGAGCGCCACCTGGTACAGCTTACCGACCAGGACGACGTAAATGAGATCGATGAAGAGTTGGTGGACGATGCAATTCTTCGCGCCGACAATACGATAGACGCGTACCTAAGGGGTCGGTACCCGGTGCCGGTGACTGGCACTGTCCCCCTTGAGATACAGGATATCAGCACCAAGATAGCGAGCTACAACCTCTATCGGAAGAACATGCAACTTACGCTGCCGGACGCGATCAAGGATGAGTACAAGCAGGCTATCAGTATGCTCAAGGATATACAGGCCGGCAGGATGTCCCCGTTTGAGTCTTCGGATGAGCCAACGATTATCGTGACCAACAAGGTGGCTGACGACAAGGTTTACGACTCCGACACGTGGAGCACATACTGATGCTTTCAAGCATATGCAGGGCAGTCCTGGACAAGATAAACACCGCCGGGATAGACGTACGCGAGACGGACATACGCGACCTTGTGAACCGGAACGTGAACCTCTCAAGGCCTGCATGTAACATAGCGGTGAACGCGGGTACGTTTGAACAGATGACGGTGTTCGGTACCTACAAGGTAATGGCTGAGATTTCTCTTATCGTTCTTCTGCAGCACCTGAAGGGCGAGTCTTACGCAAGGTTTGAGGTACAGGATATCCTTGATAGTTTGATACAGGCCTTGATGCTGGCTGACCTTGGCCTTGAGTTGCAGGACCCGTTGATGCCTTCAAGTTTCCGCAACATCACGGATCAAACGTACGCGGACGCCGGCTTTCAGGTTTATCAGTTGAACTTCCGCTGCTCCTACAACGTGACGAAGGAAAGCGACGAAGAAGATTGGGGTACACTAACAAGCATTCTTGCCAAGTACTACCTGCAGCCACGTGACTACACAGGTATGTACGGGGTGACCGGCCCGGAGGCACAAGACCTTATACTATATGAGGGCGGGTCGACCGGGATAAGTGGCTGAATAACCTTTGAGACAGGGGAGACATAGATGACGAAGATTCAGGTAATTGCACCTAAGGGTACGCGCTTCACGATAGGCGGAAAGCTTATCACGGACAGTAAGCCGATCACGGTAAACTCCGAAGAGTTCCGTATACGTAAGTACCTTGGTGATGGATCGATACTGCTCTTTGTTGAGGAGCAGGAAGAGGAACCGAAGAAGAGAAAGAAGAAAGGCTCGCGCATGTCGGGGGAACCTGTGGAGATAGTTACCACAGTTGACCCCAAGGAAACCCCTGAGGCGGTATCTGGTACCGAAGATGAGACACAGTCCGTGGTGGACGACATTCTCTCTGAGGACACCAGTGAAAGCTCTGACAACTAAGGAGTAGATAATGGCATCACCTAACATCTCTTTCAGCGAAGTACCTGAGGGCATCCGTAAGCCTGGTGTCTACTTTGAGTACAACACCAGCCTTGCAGTGCGCGGCCTCCCGACTGTTGAGAACAGCGTTCTCTTGCTCGGTATGCGTACGACCGGGGGTAGCGTGGCGGAGAATGTCCCCACGAAGATCTTCGGCGCCGAAGACGCTAAGTTGTATTTCGGCACCGGCTCAAACCTGCACGTGATGGCTACAGCACTCTACAAGGCCAACCCGTACCTGTCCGATGTATCGTGCGTGGCTCTAGACGCAGAGAGTGGTACTGCGGCTGAGGGCGCGTGGGGATTCACCGGGACGGCAACCGCCTCCGGGACAGTCACGTCCTGGATCCAGGATCAGCGCATCGATATCTCAGTGGCCAAGGACGATACGGCCAATGAGGTTGCTGCTGCTCTTGAGGCAAAGATTGCGGAGTACGAGGACACGCTTCCGATCACGGCAGCAGTCACCACCAACAAGGTCACCATGACCGCACGCTCTCACGGCACGGATGGCAACTACGTCCCGATAGCTCAGGTTATTGACTGTGATGGTATCATGACTACTGGCGAGACCGGGTTCATCGGCGGGGCTACAGACCCGTCCGTGGCGGACGCACTGACCGCGGTCTTCCCCGGCGACTACAGTATCTACATATCGGAGTTTGTGGACGACACCGCGCTCG